GCAGACCACGCACCGGTACTGGTGGATCGGTCACGTCCATCACCAGAGCCTCAAGGACTATCCGGGCGTCACGGTCGAATCATTTCGCACGCTGGCAGCAAAAGACGCCTATGCGAGCTGGGGAGGCTACCGAGCGCCCCGCGACATGAAGTGCATCGTGCCGGATGAGCAGTATGGCGAAGTGGCGCGACACACAGTGAACCCGGACATGGTGAAAGGAGAGGCGGCATGAAGTGCGCCGAAGAGCTTTTGACCGAGTGGGGCATCTGGGTATGGCAGAAGACCGGGGTGCCTCGGTACGTCTCTCCAATGCTGGCCGTAATGCGTGACAACGTGCCGTCGACTCATGCACCGGATGCTCATATCACCGACGAGGACGCTGAAACCGTATCGGCCATCGTTGCCCGGCTGAAGCGCGGCCACCCTCGCGCGTCGGACTGCCTGCACTTCTACTACGCCGACAAGAAGACCATGCAGCAGATTGGGCGGGAGATGGCATTGAACCGCCACCAAGTGCGCGAGTTACTGATCGCCGGACAGTGGTATGTGCAGGCCGAACTGGATCGACGAATGGCAGCTTAATTTACATGTCGTGCCTCTTGACGTGTTAACACGAAACTGGCAATCTGGCACAAATTGCGGTTTTACCGCTTCACAAGAGCCCGGCCATTGAGTCGGGCTTTTTTATGCGCGAAATCCCACCACCAGCGAAGGCCCGTTAAATCAGGGCTTCAGGTGTTTTGTGAGGCGTTTTCGCGCAGTTTCAGCACCACCAGTTTCCGGGCATCGCAAACGGCAGCTTGAAGGGCTCGCCACCCTGCGCCCGACCCTATAAGCCGGAAGGCCTCTGTCTTCACGCACAAATCTCCGGCAAACCTCTTCCGGCCCCATGCCTTTGACTGCTTCCTAGCTCCGAGCGGATAGCGATAGGCATGTGAGGCCGGACTTATTCAACTGCCCCATGCGGGATCAATGAGATATGAAGATGCCAGACCGTCCCGAGACATGGGCAGTGGCCCTCGCATGGCTGCAGACAATCGCCCCGAGCCTGTATGCATTCGCCCTGTCAGTGACCATCGCCGTACTGCGCGTGGTGTATGGCGGCGGCAATAAGCGCCAGATGATCCTTGAAGGGGCGCTGTGTGGTCTTGCCACGCTGACCCTTGTCCCGCTGCTCGAATACTTCGGACTCCCTCAGTCGATGGCCACCTTCGTTGGTGGATCGGTTGGCTTCCTCGGCACTGAGAAGCTTCGCGACCTGGCTATCCGCTGGGGAGAGAAGAAGGCGGCGATATGAAGCGCGACGACTACGAGGGCTTCGGCAAGGTCGGGTTCGGTGAGGGCCTGACGAAGGAGTGGTCCTGATGAAGCGCATCACCTGGCGAGTCGTTATCACCTTCTGCGTGCTGAACCTCATCCTGATCTGTTGGGGAGTGGTTGAGGCTGTTCGGTGGGCTGGGTCGTTGGTTTCGTGTGTATGAGAGGAGTTAGAGAATGACCATGTATCACGTCCAGTCTGCCGGCCTCGGTGGGCAGCTACACGAGATCGTTGCACACACCTACGTTCAGGACTCCAACGGCCTTCGATTCATTGGCGATGACGGCGTGACTGTAGCCATCTTCACCAGCTTTGAGTTCATGAAGGTTGCGAAGCCTGTAGAGCCAACACCTACCGAGTAGAGAAAGCACCATGGCACGTCCAAGTGATTACACCTCAGAGCTGGCTGAGGCGATATGCCTACGCCTGGCGGAAGGTGAATCGCTCCGGTCTATCTGCCGTGATGATGCGATGCCAGACAAAGCGACTGTGCTGCGCTGGATAGCTCGCCACGATCTGTTCCGCGACCAATACGTGCGGGCAAAGGAGCAGGGCGCTGAAGCTCTGGCCGAAGAGATGTTCGAGATTGCCGACGATGGCTCGAATGACTGGATGGAGCAGCTCGACAACGAGGGTGCTGCAGTTGGCTACAAGCTCAATGGCGAGCACGTCCAGCGCTCGAAGCTGAGAATCGACACCCGCAAGTGGTATCTGTCCAAGATCCTGCCGAAGAAATACGGCGACCGCATTCAGCAGGACGTAACGGTCGACGTTAAAGACGGCTTGGCTGAAAAGATGGCGGCAGCACGTGAACGTGCGCAGCGGGGCTGACCCTGAGCTGCAGTTGATTGAGGACATAGCCAGCTTCACCCATGATCCGCAGGGCTTCGCGATGTATGCGTTCCCCTGGGGGCAGGGTGAGCTTGCAGGCGTTGACTGTCCTCGTGACTGGCAGTGGGAGACGATGGGCGTCATAGGCGCTCACCTGAGCAATCCAGAGACACGCTTTCAGCCGCTGATGATCTCGGTGGCGTCCGGTCACGGTATCGGCAAGTCAGCCGAGATGGGCATGATCCTCAATTGGGCCATGTCCACCTGTGAAGACTGCAAGGTCGTCGTCACGGCCAACACTGAGAACCAGCTGCGGACGAAGACCTGGCCAGAGATCGGCAAGTGGTTCCGCCTGGCGATCAACAAGCACTGGTTCAACGTCACTGCGACAAAGGTTGCCTCGGTCGACCCTGAGCACACCGACAGCTGGAAGGCTGACGCGGTGCCTTGGAGCGAGCACAACACGGAAGCATTCGCCGGCCTGCACAACAAGGGCAAGCGCATTGTCCTGATCTTCGACGAAGCGTCGAACATTGCCGACAAGGTGTGGGAGGTCGCTGAAGGCGCGCTGACGGACGAAGACACCGAGATCATATGGCTGGCCTTCGGTAACCCGACGCGTAACACAGGCCGCTTCCGTGAGTGCTTCACGCGCTACAAACACCGCTGGGTCACAAAGCAGGTTGACTCACGCACGGTAGACGGCACGAACAAGCAGCAAATCGCCAAATGGGCGGATGACTACGGCGAAGACTCTGACTTCTTCCGTGTCCGTGTGCGCGGCATGTTCCCGAGGGCGTCCGACTTGCAGCTGATTCCGACTGACTGGGTGGCTGAAGCCATGCGGCGCGAGGCTGTGTTCGGCCTGTCTGATGCGCTGATCTGCGGCATCGACATTGCCCGCGGCGGTGCTGACAACAACGTGATTCGGTTCCGCCGCGGCCTTGATGCTCGATCGATCAAGCCTATCCGCATCCCTGGCAGTGAGACGCGGGACACCACTGTGTTCATCGCCAAGGTGTGCACGACGGTACAGGAGCACAAGCCAGACGCTGTATTCGTAGACTCAACCGGCGTAGGCGGGCCAGTGGCTGACCAGCTGCGCCGGCTCATGCCTGGCATCGTCATCATCGACGTGAACTTCGCCAGCGCAGCCCCCGATAACCACTACGCGAACATGCGGACGTACATCTGGTGGATGTTGCGTGAGGCGCTGCGTGCCGGCCTTGCCATCGAGCAATGCCCAGACCTCGAGGCCGAACTGACCTCGCCTGAGTACACGCACAACCAGCGGGACCAGATCGCTCTGGAGAAGAAGTCGGAGATCAAGAAGCGCCTCGGGATCAGTCCTGATGACGCCGACGCACTGGCTCTGACCTTCACATTCCCCGTTCAACGATCCCAACACACGCACGAGCAGGGCACAGCGCTGCTCAGCGAGTACGACCCATTTGCGAGGCCCTGACCATGTGTAGCACCAAGCTCAAGAAGATCATCAAGAAGGTTGACCCACTCATGGGCGGCGACAAGATCCTGGACGACCTCGGGCTGCCCTCTGTGTTCGGTGATGAGCAGGGTTTTGTCCAAGAGCCAATCGAGATGGGCGCCTCGCAGGTTGCTGCAGCTCCTGATGCGCCGACCGAAGTAGACGGAGGCGTACTGGCTGCCCGTGACGACGAGCGCCGTCGCCGCGCCGCTGCAGCAGGACAGAACAGCACCATCCTCACCGGTGGCCTTGGTTCCGCAAACACTGGGCAGAAAACACTGCTGGGGGCATAAATGGCTGAGTCTCTGCGTCAACAGCTGGACCGTCGGCTGTCCCAGCTCAAGAACGAGCGCGACAAGGGCTGGCTGCCACTGTGGCGCGACATCAGCGATCACATTGCCCCGGATATGGGGCGGTGGAATACCTCGGATGTGAACGAAGGCAAGCGCCGCGATCAGCTGATTATCAACTCGACCGGGCGTAGTGCGCTGAAGGTGCTGGCCTCCGGCATGTTCTCCGGCATGACCAGTCCATCGCGGCCTTGGTTTAAGCTGGCTACGCCTGACGCTGCGCTGATGGAGTTCGGCCCGGTCAAGACCTGGCTGCATCAGGCTGAACTGGCCATGCAGGACGTGTTCGCACGCTCCAATCTCTACAACGTGCTGCCCACTCTGTACGCAGAACAGGGCGCGTTCGGTATCGGCGCCATCGCCTGTATGCCCGACGATGACGAGTTCATCCGGTTTTACAACTTCACGGCCGGCAGCTACATGGCCGCGACGAGTGCCAGGCAGCAAGTCGACACGCTGTACCGCGAGTTCAAGATGACCGCGCGGCAGATGGAACAGCAGTTCGGTAAGGAAGCGCTCAGCTCCACCGTGCAGACGCTGCTGAGCACCAACCCTGACGCCTGGGTCGATGTGTGTCATGCGGTCGAGCCCAACGACAAGCGCATTGCCACACGCGATGACAGCCGCAATATGCCGATCCGCTCCGTCTACTGGGAGAAGGGCGGCGACCAAGACAAGATGCTCCGCGAGTCGGGCTTCAAGTCCTCGCCGATCATGGTCCCGCGCTGGGATGTGAATGGCGAAAACGTCTACGGCTCCGGCCCTGGCTCGGTTGCGTTGGGTGACACCAAGGCGCTGCAGCTGATGGAGAAGCGCAAGGCTCAGATGCTGGAGAAGGGTGTTAACCCGCCAATGGGTGCACCTGGCTCGCTTCGTGGGCAGCGTGCATCGATCCTGCCGGGTGACATCACCTACATCGATCAGAACGCCATAGGGCAGGGTTTCGCGCCGCTGTATGAGATCAACCCAGGTTGGTACAGCGCATTGCGTAGCGAGATCATGGCGCACGAAGAGCGGATCAACACAGCCTTCTTCGTCGACCTGTTCCTGATGATCAGCAGCATGGACGACGTGCGTACCGCGACCGAGATCGCCGCGCGCAAGGAAGAGAAGATGCTGATGCTCGGCCCGGTGCTCGAGCGGATGAACGACGAACTGCTGGATCCGCTGATTGACCGCGTGTTCAACCTGATGATGGAGCAGTCTGCTCCGCGCTGGGCTGGCTTGCTTCCAGGCAATCCGATGCTGCCGCCTCCGCCGAAGGAGTTGGCCGGCATGGACCTGAACGTTGAGTACGTGTCCATTCTGGCTCAGGCACAGAAGGCGCTTGGCGTGTCGGGCATTGAGCGGGCGATTGGCTTCGCGGGCAACCTCGCAGGCATCCAGCCGGACATCATCGACAAGATTGACTTCGATCAGGCCGTTGACGAGTACACCGCAATGCTGGGTGTGCCGCCGACGATTGTCCGCTCGGATCAGGATGTCGCACAGATGCGCCAGGCGCGTGCTCAAGCCCAGCAGCAGCAGGCCGCCATGGAGCAGATGAGCGCAGGCATCCAAGGCGCCAAGCTTCTCTCCGAAACCGACGTCTCCGGCGATAACGCACTCACCGCACTGGTAGGCCAATGACCAACGCAGCCAACAAAGCCGCCGCCGACAAGGCCGCGGTACTGGATCAGCTCGCCTCGAAACAGGCCGACGATGACTTCCTCTGGCTGATGGGCCAGCAGTCCGGGCGCCGCTTCGTGTGGGGCCTGCTGAGCCGCTGCAACCTGTTCTCCACCAGCTTCAACACCCACGGCGGGCTGATGACGCTGGCCGAGGGCAAGAAGCAGATCGGCTACCAGTACCTGGAAAAGATCAACCAGCTCTGCCCCGACCTCTACGTCGTGATGATGAACGAGGCAAACGAGGCCGTGCACAACCGACAGCTCCAACTGGAGCAAACAGAGGGAAGCAATGACTGACTCGACTCAAGCAAGCGCTCCGGAATCACCCACCAGCGCCGCGGCAGACGTTCAGTCCGGAGCCCCTGCAGTTGCACCTGTGACCGAGCCAACCCCGGCAACGCCGGAAGCTCCCGCAGCGGCAACGGCAGAGGCACCCAGCCAGTAACGCCAGTGGAATACACGGACTTCGCCGTGCCGGAAGGCTTGGAGATGGACGCGGAAGTGCTGACCAGCTTCAAGGGGATCGCCAAAGAACTTGGCATCACCCAAGAGGCGGCACAGAAGCTCATCGACTTGCAGGCATCGCTGGAGACCAAGCGTTCCGCTGCAGCAGAGCAGGCGCAGGCCGAACAGGCGCAGCAATGGGCAGCCCAGATCAAGGCCGACAAGGAACTGGGCGGCGAGAACTACAGCAAGACCGTAGAGACCGCCATTAAAGCCGTTGAGCAGTACGGCTCCCCCGAGCTGCGCAGCCTACTGAACGAAACCGGAATCGGTAACCACCCCGAGCTGGTGAAGTTCTGTCATCGCATTGGCAAGGCCCTCTCCGAGGATGGCCTGGTAATGGGCGGCACCCAATCCGCTCGCGAAATGAGCATTGTCGACGCCTTCAAGTAAGGCAAAACCGAGATCAGTAAGGAGAACCCACAATGGGTATTTTGACTTCCACCATGCCGACTCTGCTGGATAAGTTCAGCCGATCGGAGAAAGACGGCAAGATCGCCAAAATCGTTGAACTCATGGCCAAGCAGAACGATGTTCTGATGGACGCCGAGTATCAGGAGTGCAACGACGGCAGCAAGCACAAGACCACCATGCGCTCCGGTATCCCTGAGCCAACCTGGCGCATGTTCAACAAGGGCGTCCAGCCTTCCAAGTCCACCACCGTCCCAGTGCTTGATACCACTGGCATGATGGAAGACTACGGCCTCGTTGATAAGGCGCTGGCCGACCTGAGCGGCAACGCTGATGCCTTCCGCGTGTCCGAGAACATCGCCAAGCTGCAGGGCTTCAACAACAAAGCCGCGCGCTACATGATCTACGGCAACACGTCGTCCGAGCCTGAAGCGTTCCTCGGCCTGGCGCCGCGCTACAACGACCTGTCCGCCGAGTCCGGTGCCAACATCGTTGACGCTGGCGGCACCGGCTCCACCAACACCTCCATCTGGTTCGTGACCTGGGGCGAGATGACCACTCATCTGCTCTATCCGAAGGGCAGTGTGGCTGGCTTCCAGCACCGCAACCTGGGCGAAGATACCGTCAAGGATGCAACTGGCGGCGAGTTCCAGGCGTACCGCGACCACTTCAAGTGGGACATCGGGATGTCCGTGCGTGACTGGCGTGCAAACGCTCGTGTCGCCAATATCGATGTCACCGCCCTGACCAAGGACGGCGCAACCGGTGCTGACCTGATCGAACTGATGATCGAGGCGTTCTACCGCATCGAGAACCCGATGCAGGGTGAAGGCCGCACGGTCATCTACTGCAACCGCACCATCCAAACCTTCCTGCACAAGCAGGCTGCCAACGCCAAGAACGTCAACCTGACGCTCGGCGAGTACGCCGGCCGCAAGATCCCTGAATTCCTGGGTATGCCGATCAAGCGTGTTGACGCCATCCTCAACACCGAAGCCCGCGTGGTTTAAGGAGACATATCATGCTTTTTGACGCAAAACTTCTGCTGTCCAATCAGCAGGCCATCACCGCGACCGCGCCGTCGACTGACGTGATCGACACCGGCAGCGAAAAGGACGTGGGCAAGGGCGGCTGCGTCCCCCTCGTCATCCAGGTGACTGAGGACTTCAACACACTCACCAGCCTGTCCGTCGCGATCCAGACGGACTCCGACTCGGCGTTCGGCTCCCCGAAGACGCTGGCCACTGTCACCATCGTCCTGGCTGATCTGAAAGCGGGCTACATCACCCCCGTCATCACTCTGCCGCAGGGCTGCGAGCGCTACATTCGCCTGAACTACACCGTGGCCGGCACGGCGCCGACCACTGGCAAGGTGACTGCTGGCATCGTGGCAGGAGTGCAGACCAATGGCTAAGCGCTACAAGGTGCTTGAGCGTGCATTCATCAATGGGCGTCTGTGCGAGCCTGGTGATGTTGTGTCGCTTGAGATCGACAGCCCCGGCAGTCACCTTGAAGAAGTGAAGGCCGAACCCAAGCAAGACAAGGCAAAGCCCGGCCAAAAGCTGACCGCCAAGCCTGAAGAAAAGCCGGAAGACAACCTTCCGGACGCGTAACACCAAGGGGCCTACGGGCCCCTTTCTATTTCCGGAGATCGCATGGCCAGTGTCGTCCAAATCTGCAACATGGCGCTTACCCGCATCGGGCAGAACCAGTTCATCGACTCGATAGACGAGCAGAGCAAGGCGGCCGAGCTGTGCGCGCTCCACTATGAGCAGTGCCGCGATCAGGTGCTGCAAGACTTCCCCTGGCCGTTTGCTGAGGCGCGTGTCTCGCTGGCTGACATCGGGTCACCGCCGCAGAACTGGGCCTATCGGTATCGCTACCCGACCGACTGCCTACAGATCCGGCACATCACCACGCCGGGGATGCGTCAGCCGCGTGTCGAGCAGCGCGTGCAGTTCAAGGTCATCAATGCTACTGGCGGGCGAGCGATCGTCACCGACCAGGCAGAGGCCGAACTGGTTTATACGCTGAAGGTTGAGGACACGACCTACTTCTCGCCGCTGTTCACCAGCGCCCTTGCGTGGCGCCTCGCGGCAGAGTTGGCCATGGGTCTACAGGCGCGCCCTGAGAACTACAGCGCGGCGATTCAGAACTACCTCATCACCATCGATCAGGCCCGAGCCCTTGCGTTTGAAGAAAGCGAGGAGGGGCCGTTTCCTGAATCCGAGTTCATACAGGCGCGCAACTAATGGGAACATCCACCATTCAGCCGTCGTTCGCTGCCGGTGAGCTCGCGCCGTCGCTATATGCGCGCGTTGACCTGGCCCGCTATCAGACTGGCCTGCGCCTGTGCTCGAACTTCTTCGTCATGCCCTATGGTGGCGTGAAGAATCGACCCGGCACCGTGTTCATCAACGAGACCAAAGGCAGCGGCGAGGCCCGCCTGATCCCGTTTCAGTTCAACGATGAGCAGACCTACGTCCTTGAGTTCGGCAACCTGTACATGCGCGTCTACAAGGATGGCGGCGTGGTCGAGTCGAGTCCGGGCGTGCCGTATGAGATCGTCACGCCTTTCACCGCTGCGCAGCTGTTCGAACTGAACTACACGCAGTCGGCGGACATCATGACCATCGTGCATCCATCGCACGCGCCCCGGCAGTTGTCTCGTCTGGGGCACGACAACTGGACGCTGGCCACAATCAGCTTCGTTCCAAGCATTGCCGCGCCAGGTGGACTGTCTGGCTCCGCTCGCTCGGGCGGGTCGGGCGATACCACCTCATATCGCTACGTCGTCACCGCAGTGGCTGACAGTGAGGTTCCGGAAGAAAGCCTGCCGTCTGCATCGGTCACGGTCGCAAGCTGGGACAGCAAGGCCGGCGCTACCTTGAGCTGGGCCGCTGTCGCTGGCTCGGACTATTACAACGTCTACAAGGACAGCAACAGCTCAGGCATCTTCGGCTTCATTGGCAAGGCTGACGGGCTGACCTTCAACGACATCAACATTGCGCCAGTCAAGACCGACACGCCGCCGACGGGCAACAATCCGTTCGTGGGTGCTGGCAACTATCCGGGTGCAGTGGGCTACTACCAGCAGCGGCTGTGCTTTGCAGGATCTGACCTTGCGCCACAGACGTTCTGGATGAGCAAGACCGGCAACTTCAAGAACTTCGGCTATGCCACGCCGGTAAAGGATGACGATTCGATCACTTTCACCATTGCCTCACGCCAGGTGAACCGGTTTCGGCACATCCTGCCACTGCGGCAGCTGCTGGGCCTGACCTCTGGTGGCGAGTGGGTCATCTCTGGCGGTGAATCAGGCATCACAGCCAAGACCGTCAAGGCCGAGATTCAGAGCTACAACGGTGTATCGAAGATTCCGCCGATCGTTATCAACGACTCAGCCATCTACGTGCAACAGCGTAACAACGCAGTGTCCTCGCTGGCCTACACCTTCGAGGCTGACGGGTTTTCGGGCGATGACCTGACCAAGTTCTCGCCGCACTTCTTTCGCGGCTACACGCTGATCGACTGGACTTATCAACAGATCCCTGACCGCCTAGTGTGGGCGGCGCGCAATGACGGGGCCTTTCTCGGCATGACCTTCCTCCCGGAAGAGCAGCTGCTGGCCTGGCATCAGCACCACACGGACGGCTTTGTCGAGTCAGTCTGTTGCATTGCAGAGGGCCAGATGGACGCGCTCTATCTGCTCGTTCGTCGCACCATCAGCGGCGTGACGAAGCGCTACGTCGAGCGCATGGCAACCCGCGACATTACGGACGCTGAAGATGCCTTCTTCGTTGACTGCGGCCTGACCTATGACGGACGCAACAAGAATGCAGCGGCAACCCTGACGCTCAGCGGCGGCACGGATTGGAAGTATCCGCAGGCGGTAACCGTCACGGCGACCGGTCACGCGCCGTTCACAGTTGGCAGCGTTGGCCGCACCTACCGGCTGCGCTCTGGCACTGAAATGGTTCGGGTTGAGGTCACAGCCCACACCTCGTCGACCGTCGTCACCGGCAAGTTGCTGGAGATTTGCCCGGAAAGCCTGCGTGATGTTGCGGTTAGCGACTGGGCGCTGATGGCTTCGACCATTGCCGGCCTGGGTCACCTTGAAGGCAAGACCGTTGCCATCCTCACCGATGGTGACGTGCACCCGCAGCGCGTCGTATCGGGCGGGTCTATCAGCCTGCAACACGCATCGGCCGTGGTTCATGCCGGTTTGCCTTATGTGGCTGAGATGGAAACGCTTGAAATCGACTGGGCGGACGGTAGCTCGGGCACGAAGCTTGATCGCAAGAAGATCATCCCGAGCGTCACGGCCTATCTGGAGGCGTCCCGCAACTTCTTGGCAGGACCAAAGCGCGGCGCAAAGCTGTACGAGTCGAAGTCGGATTACCGCGAAACCTATGACGCACCGGTTGCCACGACTACAGGCATCACTGAGCTGAAGATTGAATCGGTCTGGCAGGAGTCTGGCCGTGTCTACATTCAGCAGCCCGACCCGTTGCCGCTCACCGTCCTTGCGCTTATCCCGGAGATCACCGTCAGTGGCAAAAGCTGAAGTTCTACCCATTGAATCGGGCGACATTGAGGCGGTATTGCCGATCATTCGTCAAGCAGACCGTGACGAGATCGAGGAGGCCCTGCAGATCCCGCTGAATACCTGCCTCGCTGAAGGCCTGGAGCAGTGCTGCAAAGCGTCGAAGATCGTCGTCAACGGCCTGATTGTGGCGCTCTTCGGTGACAGCCGGCACGACGAGCAGCTGGGCATTCCCTGGCTCGTCAGTACGGTTCATGTCGAGCGCTACCCGCGGGCGTTCCTGCAGGTCTGCAAGCCGGAAGTCGAGGAGATGCTGACCAGGCACGAGTCGTTGATCAATTTCGTCGATGTTCGCAATACCGTGGCAATCCGCTGGCTGTCCTGGCTGGGCTTCACCTTTGGTGAGCCTGAGCCCTACGGCCCGCTTGGGATGCCCTTCAAACCCTTTTGGATGAAACGGAGCACCTGATATGTGCTGGATGGCAGCTATCCCGGTCGCGATTTCCTTGGTCGGCGGCATGATGGGCGCGCAAAACGCGAAGCAACAAGGCGCGTTCCAGGCTGCTATGGCCGAGCAGAACGCAGGCTACAAGGAAGCAGCCGCACAGGACGCAATCAAGCGCGGCGACGTGCAGGCGGACCAGTACCGGCGCCAGGTCGGGCAGATGATTGGCAGCCAGCGCTCAGGCTTTGCCGCCAATGGCATTGACGTGAACAGTGGCACAGCGGCAGAGATTCAGGACGACACAGCGGCATTCGGCGAGTTCGACGCCCTGACCATCGCCAACAACGCAGCACGCGAGGCGTGGGGCTACCGGGTCGGCGCTCAGAACGACTTGATGAATGGCCGCATGGCCCAGAGCAACGCAAGCAGCGCGGCAACTGGATCAATCCTTGGTGGCATAGGTGGCGCGTTCGGCGCTATGGGAGGCGGTCGCTAATGGCTCGAATCCCTACGTTTGACGGTCCTCAGGTTGCTCAACGCGGCCTCGGTGCGCCTGCGGTCGGCGGGCAAGGTCCGGATAACTCCGGCCTACAGCGCGGTTTGGCCCAAATCGGCCAAGCTGCCCAGCAATTTGCCGAACAGGAGCGCGCTAAGGCCGACACCGCCGCGCTCATGGCGGCCGATCAGCAGCTTGAGCAGTGGCAGCAGAAGACCTTCTTCGACCCAGAGGCAGGCGTCTACACCAAGAAGGGCTCCGCAGCCCTCGACATCACCAATCAGACTATCGGCCAGTTCGAGCAACAGCAGGCCAAGATTGGCGAATCGCTGAAGAACGAACGCCAGCGCGCCCGTTATAACGAGCTGGTCATGCGTCGGCGCCAGTCTCTGTCCGGTGACCTCAACCGCTACGAATACCGGGAGCGTGAGAACTATTACGACGACGTTGAGCGCGGCCAGGTCGAGACGGCCATGCAAGGCGCAGCGCTCAACTACAACGATCCGGCGAAGATCGGCTACTACCAGAACAAGATGATGGCTGTTCTGGAGTCGCAGGGGCAGCGCAAAGGGCTCCCGGCTGAAATGCAGCAAGCAATGCTGCTCAAAGCGAACAGCGGCATGGCCTCTGCGGTGATTTCGCGAATGGTCGATGACGATCCGTACAAGGCGAAGTCTTACTTCACCACCGCGCAGGAGGGCATGACCGCCGAAGATCAGGTGCAGATCAGCCGGCTGATCGACCGCGAGATCAAGTCACGCGAGGTCGAAGCCCGGCAGATGCAGGCCATCGCCCGAGCAGAGCTGTCGACTCGCGTCTCGGATGCCCAGTCGGCGTACCTGTCAGGCTTTGATTTTGAGAACGCGCCGTCTTCCTCTGATTTCGTGGCTTCCTACGGTGCGGAAGAAGGCGCCGAGCGTTATGCCCAGTTCGTCAAGACGCAGGACATCGGCACGGCAATCCGCCAAGTGGCCATGGCCTCGCCTGAAGAGCGCGCCAAGCTGGTCGAGCAATTCAGGCCGGCAAAGGATGGCGTGGCCGAAGATGGCTTCGCGGTCGATGCCAAGCTGTACGGCACGTTGCTGAACTCTGCGTCTCGCCTCGGCGAGGAGCTGCAGAACGACCCGGCAACCTATGTCGTGAGCCGCAGCCCGTTGTTGATGAAGGCTGCCGAGGAAGCGTCCAGCGGTGATCCTGCCGCAGTTGAGGCGTATGCCAGTGCCATGATTGCCGAGCAGCAGCGGCTAGGCGCGCCCGATCCGAAGTTACTCACATCGCGCCAGGCTGCCGGAATCGCCGCCGCTTTCCAGAACACCGAGGACGGTGGCAGTAATGCTGCGAAGATCATCTCGGACCTGCAGCAGCAGTGGGGGAAGAACTGGCCGACCGTTTACAAGCAGCTCCAGGACAAGCTGCCAGGCGCTGCGCTGGTGATTGGCTCCGGCGTGGATGAGCAAACGGCGGCAACGCTGGCTCGCATTGCCCCAATGAAAACGGCCGAACTGAAAGTCGGGCTTGAATCGACCGACACCAAGGACGCCAAGGACGCGCTTAACGAAGGCATGGCCGAGTTCCGCAACACCCTGGCCGGGCAAGTCGGCGGCGAACGCACCTTCTCGACCCTATACAACGAAGCCGAACGCCTCGCCTACGCCTACATGGGGCAGGGTAAGGGGCCGCGTGATGCCGTCGAGCTGGCGAAAAAAGCGCTGATCGATGACAAGTACACGCTCCAAGGCACCTACCGTGTACCGAAAGCCTACGATGCGGATCTGATCGAGGCCGGCACCGAGCGCGCGATTGAGTCACTCGACCCTATGACGCTGAACTTCCGCACGCCAGCCGGTGTGCCGGAGGACTTCGCCGCAGGCCGCGTTAAGGCCGCAATCGAGAAAGACGGGTATTGGGTCACCTTGCCCGATGAAACCGGCGTAGCGCTCTACTATGGCGGCGAGGCGGTGCTTGATCGGACCGGCAACCCGGTTGCGCGCAAGTTCGATGACCTGGCAGCCGAAGCCGTGGGGCCGTCCTTTACTCCGAAAGCCGAGCCTGTCATGCCTGACGGCAGGATGCTTGACTACAGCAAGACGAGGTCAGTTCGATGACGCTGTTTACCGAAGGCCTGATTGTCCGGCGTGACCGCAACATTCTGGACGACGTTGTTACCGGTCAGTTTGATGCGGCCGAGGCGGCATGGGATCAGCAGGTCTTCGACAACCCGGTTATGGCCGGGCGCAGGGTTTCCGA